TGGGAAGATTTTTTCGAGGAAAGTCAAAGAAAGTCAAACTGTCAAGGAGGACAGCCATGGAATACCAGGGAATCGAGTATCTGCGGCGGAAGCTGGCCCAGAAGCAGAGCCGGGTGAACCTCAGATACAACTACTACGAGATGAAAAACGCGGTCCGCGATTTCAACATCGTCATCCCGCGGGAGTGGAACTTCCTCCGCGCTGTTTTGGGCTGGTCGGCGAAGGCTGTGGACGCTATGGCTGACCGGCTGATCTTCCGGGAGTTTGCGGATGATAACTTCCAGATCAACGCCATCTTTGACATGAACAGCCGGGATGTGTTTTTTGATTCGGCGATTGTGAGCGCCTGCATTGCGTCGTGCTGCTTCGTCTACATCTCCGCCGATGAGAATGGTTTCCCGCGGCTCCAGGTGATCGATGGGTATGACGCAACAGGAATCATTGACCCGATCACGATGCTGCTGCGGGAAGGGTACGCGGTGCTGGCTCGCGATCCGAAGAACGGGAAAGCGGTCCTGGAAGCCTGGTTTACGGCGGAGGAGACGGTCTTCTTCGATCTACGGGCGCAGACGGTCCAGCGGATCGCCAACCCCGCCCCCTACCCTCTCCTGGTGCCGATCGTGTACCGGCCGGACGCGCGGAGACCCTTCGGGCACAGCAGGATCAGCCGGGCTTGCATGGAGATCCAGCAGTCGGCGTTGAGGACGATGAAGCGGGCGGAGATTACGGCGGAGTTCTATTCTTTCCCGCAGAAGTACGTCACCGGGATGTCGCCGGACAGCGAGATGCTCGACAAGTGGAAGGCCACCGTTTCCAGTATGCTCCAGTTTACGAAAGACGACGATGGCGACCACCCGATCCCTGGGCAGTTCACGACGCAGAGCGTGGCGCCGCACATGGAGCAGCTGCGGATCTACGCTTCCCTGTTCGCCGGCGAAACCGGTCTGACCCTGGACGACCTGGGATTCGTCGGGGAGAACCCCAGCAGTGCGGAGGCGATCCGGGCCAGCCATGAAAACCTGCGGGTTGCGGCACGGAAGGCGCAGAGAACTTTTGGCGCGGGCTTCCTGAATGTGGGGTACCTGGCGGCATGCGTCCGGGACGATTTCCCGTATCTGCGGCGGCAGTTCTACCAGAGCAAGCCGCGCTGGGAGCCGATCTTCGAGCCGGATGCCGCACAGCTGAGCGGCCTGGGTGATGCCACAATGAAGATTCAGCAGAGCTTCCCGGATTATTTCACCGAGGAGAAGCTCCACGACCTGACGGGCATCTGATGGAGGCGCGGAGATGAACGAACACCTTGAGGCGCTGGTCGCCACGATCCTGGAGGAGATCGCCAAAGGGATCGATCACAGCCGGACGGCCCAGCGGATTCTGGAGGCGATCGGAAGCGGGAAAGCGACCTACGCGGACGCACTGAAGTACGCCAGGGAAAACGGCCAGGTCATGGCGGAAGTCCTCCAAAGGTACCTTCCGGAGGTGCTGACGAACGGGATGCTCTTCCGGTCCGAGGCTGACCTGGTTGTCAGGCGCCCGATGGAAGCCAGCGGGGAGCGGGTAGCGAAGGCCGCGGCGGAAATTCAGCAGGCGCTGAATGATAACGCCGGGATCGGAATCCGCGCCATCGAGCCGGAGCTCAACGAGGATCAGATCGCCGGGATCATTACGGATATCTGCAACGCTGAAAGCTACGATCTTGGAAAAGACAACCTGTTCTCCCAGATCGAGAACTTTCTGGAGGGCACGGTGGACGATTGCGTTCGCGAAAATGCGGACTTTCAGGCCGGCGCCGGGCTCAAGCCGAAGATCGTGAGGACGGCCTTCGGGAAATGCTGCGACTGGTGCAGCAGCCTGGCCGGGACTTATGACTATGAGGACGTCAAAGACAAAGGCAACGACGTGTTTCGGCGGCATAAAAACTGCCACTGCATCGTGAGCTACGATCCTGGAGACGGTGCGAAACGCCGCCAGAACGTACACACCAGGCAATGGGGTTGATCGGGGCCGCAATGAAAGGGGGGATGCCCTTGCGGGTGTCTGACGGACAGCGAGTCAATACAGGATCACGGAGGGGATAGGATGGAAGCGCGAAAAGGGCGCCAGACTCCTACAACCTCGGTGGTTTTGCCGTATGACGAAAGCTATGGCAACCAGGCCATTGCGCTTTACGAAAAGACCGGCCGGAAAGCCCAGGAATGGCAATTCCGGCTGATCCAGGACATCATGGCCCGGAATCCGGACCGCCTCTGGACGCATAGCCGTTTTGGGTACGCAGTACCGCGGCGGAACGGGAAAAACGAGGTCGTTGCGATCCGTGAGCTGTGGGGCTTGCAGAACGGCGAGCACATCCTGCACACCGCGCACCGCACCACCACCAGCCGAAGCGCCTGGGAGCGCCTAAAACAGCTCTTGGACGATGCCGAGATCGAGCACAAAGACTCCGGCGCACTTGGGCAAGAGGTAATCCGGGTTAAAGAGACCGGCGGAATTATCCATTTTCGGACCCGCACCAGTAAGGGCGGCTTGGGTGAAGGCTTTGACCTGATGATCATCGACGAAGCCCAGGAGTACACAGAAGACCAGGAAACGAGCCTGAAATACGTCGTTTCCGCGTCAGCTGACCCTCAGACGCTTTTCTGCGGGACCCCGCCAACGACGGAGTCAGCCGGGACTGTGTTTATGCACATGCGTGACGCGATCCTGGGCGAAGGTGTCGCCGATACTGGCTGGGCGGAGTGGTCTGTGGAGGAAATCCACAAACAGACCGACGTTGACGCCTGGTATGAGTGCAATCCCTCGCTTGGCTCCATCCTGACGGAGCGGGCTGTGCGGGCTGAGATCGGCCCAAATGAGCTGGATTTCAACATCCAGCGGCTGGGGTACTGGATCAGGTACAACCTCAAGAGCGCCGTGAGCCTGGCGGAGTGGGAGATGCTGAAATGCGAAACCATACCGGAACTCCGGAGCAAGATTTTCGTCGGGGTTAAGTATTCCAAAACCGACACGGTCGCGGTTTCGATTGCGATCCGGGCCACGGATGGCAGGATCTTCGTCGAAAGCATCGACTGCCGGCCCTTCCGTGATGGCACCGATTGGATTGTTGCCACGCTCCGGAAACTGGACTATGAGACCGTCGTGATCGACGGCGCCTCCGGTCAGCAGCTGCTCAAGGACGCGATGAAGGACGCCAGGCTGTACCACGTTACCCTCCCAAAGGTGGCGGAGATCATCAAGGCTAACGCGACATTCGAGGAGCGCCTGGCGCTGAAAGGGCTTTGTCACATGGGGCAGCCGTCCCTGGTCAATTCTGTAACGAACTGCGAAAAGCGCCAGATCGGAAGCAACGGCGGTTTTGGGTATAAGTCAATCAATGAGTCCTATGATATCGCCCTGATGGACAGCATGATCCTCGCGCAGTGGATCTGCGGCCAGAAGACGAAGGAAAACATCACGCGGCAAAAGATTAGTTACTAACGCGAAAGCGTCAGTATAAATGACCGAGACTGCCGGGTTAAGCAGTCAGTTACCGGACCACCGGGTAAAAGTGGGAGGAGATAAAAATGGCAGAATTTACACCTATCACCATTAACACGCAGGAAGAGATGAACCGGATGTTCGGCGAGCGGGCCGAGGCCGCCAGAAGGGCGGAGCGGGAACGCCTGGAAAAGCAGTATTCCGGCTTCGAGGACTTCAAGGCGAAGGCCGAGAAGTACGACGCTGATATTGCGGCGCTGAACGAGAAAATCTCCGGCCTGGAGGGTGAAAAGGCAAGCAGCGCGACGAAGATCAGCGAACTGGAAGGCAGGATCCGGGAATACGAGACCAGCTCGGTAAAAATGAGAATCGCCCGGGAAGCCGGACTTCCGGCAGAGCTCGCGGACCGGCTGTCCGGAGCGGATGAAGCCGCCATGCGGGCGGATGCGGAAACCCTGGCCAAACTGATCAAGGCGCAAGCCGGGCCCGCGCCGATGTACAGGCCCAGCGGAGAAGGCGCGAACGACGGAAAGGACGCAGCCCTGAAAGACCTGCTGAAGAAGGTCAGACAAGAAGATTAGGAGGCAGCGATGGCAAACACCACCACGACGAAGACCGTGCAATGGACGCACGGCCTGAACATCATTCATGCCGGCACGCCTCTGGACACGAACGGCAAGCCCGTGATGGACAACACGGCTGTCGGCATCGTGGCGGAGGATTTGCACGCGCCGGATAAAACCGCGACGGTGATCACCGCGGGCGAGTGGGATGAGCGCGTGAATGCGCCGTACTTCCACATCAGCGACGCTGTGAAGCTGGCCCTGGCGGACATCACCTTCACGCCGCCGCCTGTGGTACCGATGGAGACGATCCTGGCGGGCTACGCGCTGCGGACAGGAGAAACCATTGAAGATCTGACAGCCGACCCGACAGATGACGATTTTAACGGACTGCTGGGCGTGTTGCGGACTTCCGGCATCATCGAGACGCCGGAAGAAGAACCAGACGAATCTGAAACATAATTAGGAGGTAAAAACAAATGAGTCTTCCGAACACTGCGAACGCGATCGCTCGCGGGTCCCTTTTCCCCCAGGAGGTCGTTGCCGGCCTGATGAACATGGTCAAGGGTAAGAGTGCCCTGGCTGCCCTGTGCGGACAGAGCCCCATTCCCTTCAACGGCTCCAAAACCTTCACATTCAACATGGACAACGAAATCGACGTCGTCGCTGAAGCCGGCGCGAAGTCTGCCGGTGGCGGCCAGGTTGGTGCCGTGACCATTCAGCCCATCAAGGTTGAGTACGGTATGCGTGTTTCCGATGAATTCATGTACGGCTCCGAAGAAGTTGCCCTGGATATCCTGCGTGCCTTCTCTGAAGGCTGGGCTTTGAAACTGGCCAAGGGCTTCGACATCATGGCCATGCACGGCGTGAATCCGCGGACCGGCCTGGCTGCCAGCGGAACAATCGGTAACAACTATTTCGACTATGCGGCCGGCACCAAGATCACCTACCTGGGATCCAGCTCCACCGCTTACCAGAATGTGGACGCCGCGATCGCCGGCATCAATGCGTATGATCATGAAGCCTCCGGCGCCGTGATGGGCTCCACGATCCGTGCTGCCCTGGCTGCCATGGTTGACAGCGACAACCGGCCTGTGTTCCCCGAGCTCGCCTGGGGCGGACGTCCCGGCAGCCTGAACGGCCTGCGGACTGAGTTCAACGGGCCCACCGTGGAATACAACAGCGCGAAGACCCGTGCCGTCATCGGCGATTTCGCCAATTACTTCAAGTGGGGCATCGCGAAGGAGCTGCCGATGGAAGTCATCCAGTACGGTAACCCCGACAATGACGCGACTGCCGGCGACCTGAAGGGCCACAACCAGGTCTATCTCCGCGGCGAAGCCTATATCGGCTGGGGCATCCTGGATGCCACCGCCTTCGCGACGATCGCGACGACCTGATGAAATTCCTGAACAAGCGGACAGGGGTCGTGGTTATCGTCCCCTGTCGCCTGGAAGGGCCTGACTGGGAGGAAATCACGGAAGCGAAGAGCGAGCCGGAAGCGGCACCGGCGAAAGCCAAAACGGCCACGAAGCGGAAAGCGAAATCCGCTGACTGATGGCTAATTACGCAACCGTGCAGGATGTGCAAACCCTCTTCCGCGAGCTGACGGCCGCGGAACAGACGCGGGCGGAGGCGCTCATTCCTGTCATTTGTTCCAGCTTGCGGTCCGAGGCCGCAAAGGTCGGAAAGAACCTCGACGAAATGATTGAGGCTGACCCTGATCTTGCGCTGGTGGCCAAGTCCGTGACGGTGGACGTCTTGGGCCGGGCGCTGATGACCAGCACAGATCAGGAGCCGACGTCGCAATTCGCCCAGTCGGCGCTGGGGTACAGCGTGAGCGGTACTTACCTCGTGCCGGGCGGAGGGTTGTTTATCAAGAAAAGCGAGCTGGCCCGCCTGGGGCTGAGACGGCAGAGAATCGGGGTGATCGAGTGGTATGGCACTCCTGAAGGGAATACCGGTAGTCCTGATATCTAAAACCGAGACCGGCCGGGACGCGTTCAACCGCCCCATCGTCGAAGAGACGCGGGAAACGGTCGAAAACGTCCTGGTTGCCCCCCTCAGCCAGGCGGACACGGACATCATTAACGAGCTGAGCATCAGCGGGAAAGGCGCTCGGTACCAGATGGCGATCCCGAAGGGCGACACCCACAAATGGGAAGATGCCGAGGTCGAGTTTTTCGGCGAACGGTGGAAAACAGCGGGCTTTACGACCATGGGTATCGATGCGCTGATCCCGTTGGACTGGAACAAGAAAGTCGTTGTGGAACGCTATGGCTAAAGCGAAAGTACATGTTGAGCTCAACCGGGACGGTGTCCGGGAGCTGCTGAAGTCTCCGGAGATGATGGCGATCTGTGCCAGCGAGGCGCAGGCCATCGCCGGAAGGGCCGGGACCGGGTACGAGGTCAGCACCTACACCGGAAAAACCCGTGTGAACGCCTCCGTTATTACCGCTACGGAGGAGGCAATGCGGGACAATTACAAGAACAACACTTTGCTGAAAGCGGTGAGATAATGACAATGCTGATTGAGGAGGCAGTGATCAGGCACCTGCAGAACATACTCGGAACGGATCGGGTATACGCCGAAAGGCCGCTTGATCCCCTGGACGAGTATTATATCGTCGAACGAACCTCTTCCGGGGAGATCGATCATATACAATCGTCCATGATTGCCGTCCAGAGCATTTCCGGGTCGTCACTGCTGCGGGCTGCGGAGATGAGCGAAGCTGTCCGGAAGGCCATGCCGCTCATCGTGCAGTATTTCGACGATGTGTGCAGCTGTAAATTGAATAGCATGTACAATTTTACGGACACCGCCACGAAGCAATACCGCTATCAGGCGGTGTTTGATGTTTACTACATGATGGAAGGAGACCAAGAAAATGGCTAACACTGTTGCTAATGTTTCTGTCGGCAAGCCGAAAGTCGGAGGCGCCATCTATCGTGCGCCCCTGAGCGCCAATCCGACCATTCCCACCGATGCGACCACCGCGCTGGCGGCGAATTTCGCCTGCCTGGGCTATGTGTCCGACGATGGCGTGACCAATTCCAATTCGATCAGCACCGAGACCATTAAGGCCTGGGGTGGTGACACGGTCCTGACCCCCATGACCGAAAAGACGGATACGTTCCAATTCGTCCTGATCGAGTCCGCGAACGCTGACGTCCTGAAAGCGGTCTACGGTGATGACAACGTGACTGTGGTCGCGAACACCGGCACGACCATCAAGGTCAACAGCGAAGAGCAGCCCGATTGCGCCTGGGTCATCGACATGGTGCTCCGCGGCGGCAAGGCCAAGCGGATCGTCATCCCCGACGGGAAGGTCACCGATATCGGCGATATCGTCTATAAGGACGACGAGGCGGTTGGTTACGAAATCACAGTGACCGCCCTGCCCGATGACGAAGGCAACACCCATTATGAATATCTGAGCGCCTGATAAGGGCGAAATAGGAGGGAAACCATGAAAAAGGTCAAACTCGACAGCGGGCTCACGCTGGAAATCAATGAAAACGTCATGGACAACATGGAGCTGCTCGACGATCTGGTGGATCTGGACAGCGGGAACGGCTACGCCCTTAGCCGGGTACTCAACCGGATTATGGACGCCGACCAAAAGAAAAAGCTCTATGACCACCTGCGGGTGGATGGCGTGGCCCCGATTACGAAAGTGACCGAGGCCATGAAAGAAATTTTTGACAAGCTCGGAGAACAGGGAAAAAACTGACCCTGCTGGCGGCGATGATAGCCGCCAGTGAGACAGATTTAATCTGCGACCTTGCCGAAACATATGGGGTGTTCGATTACAAGGCGCTGCCACTGGGAACGGTGGCGGCGCTTTCTTCTGGTTTACGCGATGATTCGCGGATCAAGCTGCGGCTGACCGGGCAGAAGATCGGCGTCCGGGACATGATCCTGGCCGGGATCTTCGACCGGGTCGAGCTGCTCGTATGGATGCAGACCAAGGACGGACAGAAGAACCGGAACCGTCCGGAGCCCATGCTGGCGAGGCTGATGGGCCAGACGAAGCACGACGACGTCGAAACGTTCGAAAGCCTCGAGGAATTTGAGGCTGCGAGGTGGAGGATAATAGGAGGCTGATAGTATGGAGCTGGCGAAAGCGTATGTGCAGATTATACCATCTGCGCAGGGGATCGAGGGATCCCTGTCCAGCCTTTTGGGCGGCGAGGCCAGTTCCGCCGGCGAAAAAGGCGGCAAATCGTTCGCGAGTAAGTTTGGAGCAGTAGCAAAAAAAGCCATCGTTGGCCTGGGGATCGGGAAAGCGATCGCTGACGGCATTACCGCAACCAGCGAGTTCGAGTCCGGGATGGCAAAGGTTAGCACCCTTTTCACGGGCACCGGCGAGCAGTTCGACACGCTGAGGCAGACCATTCTGAACACGTCGAGCGCGTTTGGCGTGAGCGCCACCACACTGACGGAGGCGGCGTATTCCGCAGAGTCCGCCAGCGTCCCGATGGAGATGCTGGGCACGATGCTCACGTCGTCCGCGAAGCTGGCCACGGCGGGCTTTACTGACATCGATACGGCGTTGACCGCAACGGCGAAGACGATGAACGCTTATGGCATGACCGGCGAAGATGCCATGAACAGGGTCCAAAACGTTTTGATGCAGACCCAAAACAAAGGTATCACGACGGTCGGTGAGCTGGGCGCGAGCCTGGCGAACGTCACCCCGACCGCCGCCGCCCTGGGCGTGAGCTTCGAGCAGGTTGGCGCGAGCCTGGCCCTGATGACGGCCAAAGGTACACCCACCGCCCAGGCCACGACTCAGCTCCGCGCAGCCATGACCGAGCTGGGCAAGAGCGGCACGTCGGCGGATAAAGCCTTCCGTAATGCGGCGAAGGGAACCGAGTACGCCGGAATGAGCTTTAAAGAGGCAACAGCAAAGGGCATGACCCTGGGCGATGCCTTCGGCCTGATGCAGACCTATGCCAACAAATCTGGAAAGAGCATGGTCGACCTGTGGGGATCTGTCGAGGCCGGCAACGCCGCCATGATGATCGCCGGCGACATTGAAACATTCAACGCTGACCTGGCGGCTATGGAGGACACGGCTGACAATGTGGGCATGGCCTATGATAAGATGGCGGGCACCTTTGGGAACGCCATGAGCCGCCTGACAGAGTCCGCCAAGAACTTCATGATCAACCTGTTCAGCGGGGAGGACATCAGCGCCTCGTTTGACAGTATGCTTTCCGCCCTGGGCGACGTCGGCAAAAAGGTCGGCGAGTGGCTGCTCAACGGTCTCACGACGGTCGGAAAGAATCTCCCCCAGATGATGGAAAGCGCCATCAACTTCGCGGAGAAGATGCTGGAATACCTGGGCGGTATCGACTGGATCAGCCTGGGAACCACGATCATTAACGGCATCATCGGCGCGCTGGGCACCCTGGCAACCAAGCTGATCGAGCACGTCGGCAACGCGATCAAGGCGGTAGCCAACGGCGATATTGATTTCGCGGCCATCGGTACCGCGATCCTCAACGGCGTCACCAGCATCATCACCACCGCAGGCGACTGGCTGAAAAAGCTCTTCGAGACAGCGAAAAACGCTGTCGGCGACGTCAGTTTTGGAGATATCGGGACGAAGATCCTCAACGGAGTTACAAGCATTATCACCACAACCGGGGACTGGCTGAAGGATCTGTTTGACAAAGCGCTGACAGCTGTCACTGGGATCAATTTCGACGGGATCGGCACCAAGATAAAGGAAGGCGTCACCAGTTCGATCACGACCGCCGGCGACTGGCTGAAAGCCCTGTTTGATACCGGCAAAAAGTCCGCTGAGGGCGTCGGTTATGATTCGCTGGGGACGAAGATCCTGGGCGGCGTCAATTCCGCAATCGATGCCGCTGGTAAATTCCTGCGCGATCCCTTCGGCAAGGGCCAGGAAGCCTCGAAAAAGCTATCCTGGGAAGATGTTGGCAAGGCGATCAAGACCGGCGTGGATGTGATTATCGGAACCGGTGAGTTCCTGCAATCCGCATTTGCGGCCGGGAAAAAGCTCGTCAACGCCATTGACTGGGACGCCATCGGCAAAACAATCGGCAACGCCTCGGTCAAGGTTATCGGGGCGGGGGGCGAGCTGCTGAAAACAACATTCGAGGCCGGTAAGAAATTAGTTACGGGCATCCCGTGGGGCGAGATCGGTTCTGCTATCGGCAAGGGCGCACAGAAGGTTATCGGCGCCGGCGGCGAATTGCTTGAGGGCATCTTTAAGAGTGGCTTGAAACTCGTAGAAGGCGTCCCGTGGTCTGGGATCGGCTCTGCCATCGGCAAAGGCACCATCAACGTTATTGGCGCAGGTGGGGAGCTCCTGGAAACCATTTTCAAAGGCGGCAAAACCCTCGTCGAGAGTATCCAGTGGGCGGACATCGGGACGAAGATCAGCGAAGGCGCCACCAGCACCCTCGACAGCGTAACAACCACGCTTGAAACCGGGTTCACCGCCATCAAGGACTTTATTAAGGGCATCAACTGGGGCGAGGTCGGTTCCGCGATCCAGAGCGGCCTGGGCGAAGTCTGGACAGGCCTGACGGGGCTCCTGGGCGGTGCGCTGAGCGGTGCCGGCTCAACGCTGGAAGGCCTGGGCAACCTGGGCGGATCGATCTTTAACGCCGGCGCGTCTGGCATCAATAGCCTGTTCGGTGGTGACTTGGCGTCCCAGATCGAAACTCTTAAGACAAATCTTAATACGCTTAAGACCACGCTCGACACCGCCAAAACGGAACTGGACGCTACGGCGAAGGCGATCAGCACCACGATCCGCGACGGGATCAAGAGCGAGTTGTCCGCGGAGGCCATGCAGAAGATCGGGAACGACGTCTGCACGAACATCAGCACCGGGATCACCACATTCGACTGGTTGCTGACCGGGCAATCGATCCCCAACGGCATCCTGCTTGGCATACAGTCCACGGAAGAGACGATATACGCGGAAATCACGCTCATCGTCGATTCTGTCGCCGCGATCTTCAATGATTACGACTGGCTCACGGTGGGCTCTGATCTGATCACAAACATCTCTAACGGCTTTACCAACTCTGTCGGCGATACGCTGATCCTGGTCGCCACGACGGCCGTGGATGACACGGCGGCGCTGTTCAATGATTACGACTGGGAGACCATCGGAAAAGACCTGATCACGCGGATATCTACTGGATTCACCGATACGGTTGAGAGCACCTTTATCAAGGCCGTAACGGACGCGATCGACAATGCGGCCAAGCTTTACAACGAATATGATTGGGAGACGATCGGCAAAGACGTCATCACGCGGATTAGGGACGGGTTCAATGAAAAGCTGGAAGAAACCCTTCTGAAAGCGGTTTCTGACGCGATCGACGAAGTTCTCAAGCTGTTCACCGAAACCGAATGGGAAGACACCGGGAAAGACCTGATCCAGCGGATCACGGACGGCGTAAATGGCCATGTAGAGGAATCCTTGTACACGGCGATCTCCGAGATTATCGAAAAGACAATCACGACGTTCGACGAAACTGATTGGGAAGCCGTGGGGGTTGACGTGCTTTCCCGGATCACGGAAGGTTTCAACTCGAAGTCAGAGGCATGGCTGACGGTCGTCAATGCGGCCGTGGACAATGCTCAGAAACTTTTCACCGCGGTCAACTGGTTGTCGCTCGGCCAATGGGTGATGAACAGTATCGCGACAGGAGCTTTGCAGTTCCTCAATAACTTCCTGACCGTCATGAACGCGGCATCCCAGGGTGCGCAGAATGCATTTAGGACTGTCCCCTGGGACGTGCTGGGTGCTGGCATCATCCAGGGCATCGTCTCCGGCGTATACGCCAGCTCGTCCCAGTTGTTTGCAGCGCTTGAAAGTATCGCCTACCGGGCACTGGCAGCGGCAAAGCGGGCATTGAAAATCAATTCTCCGTCCAAGGTCTTCCGGGATGTGGTCGGCGCGGCGATCCCCGAAGGTATCGCGGTCGGTATTGACCAGAACAGCGACTTTGTGACGGATTCGCTCGCCGATCTGGCCGCGACGTCTGTGGGCGTGGATGTGGCCGGACAACTTTCCCATATGACCCCCGCCACGCTGGCCTGGGAGCCGGCAGAATCGCCGGAAGCCAGGATGGGCGACCTGTACAACCAGATTGTTGCAGCGGTGCAGGCCGGTCTCATGGAAGCGGAAATCCCGGTCTACATGGACGGCAGGAAGGTATCCGAAGAGGTTAACAGCTACATGGGCCAGGGCTTGACCGCCAGGAGGTTCGCGACATGATTTATAAACTCGAAGCGTACATGGACGGCATCCCGCTGACATCGCTGGGCCGGGTCACGATTACAGACATCAGTCACAACGCGGCCACGCTGGCCGTTTCCACCGCACCCCTCGCCAATGTGCACGGCGATCGGGTGCTTGATCGGCGATGGTCACAGGCGGCGGTCACGATCACAGTCGTTCTTGGTGGGGACAGCCCAGCGGAACGCCAGGAGCTTTGCCAGAGCGTTGCCGCCTGGGCAAAGGGCAGAATCTTACAGACCAGTGACCGATACGGTCAGCAGCTCCGGTGCATCTGTACCGTGCCGCCGCAGATCCAGAACACCATAAACCGGGTCGAGCGTATCAGCATGACCTTTACGGCCTACCAGAATCCTTTCTGGGAGGATGAGTATCCGCTGATGGTCACGCTGAGCGGCACCAACGACAGCGGGTCCATCTACGTCCCTGGAAACGTTCCCGCCCAGACGGTTCTGGAGATCGAAGCCGCTCCGATGAGCGGCACACTTAACGACCTGGCAATCACGGCCGGGGAGCATACATTATCCTTTGAGGGGCTGGGTGCTACGGCGCTCAGCCCTTTAAAGATCGTTTACACGGATCAGATGATCCAGAAGATAACCGTCGGCGATACGTCGGCGCTGGACAAGCGGACGCGGAGCTCAGCGGATGATCTACTCGCGGAGATCGGCGGGCACACCGTGATCGGGATCACGGCCAACGTGGGCGCGAATGTCCGCTTTTTGGCGAGGGGGAAATGGCTATGATCAAACTCCCCCGCTTGCTGGCCGCTGATGGGTCTGAGGTGCGGCGGATCAGACCGGCCAAGGTGAGCATCATCGAGAAAATAACGCCGCTGTCAACGGCAACGGTGGAGCTGCCGGCCGCTGAGCAGATCCCGGATCGTTCCTATGTGGAGATGTTCGTCCCTGGGCGGTCTGCCGGTATCTACCGGGCCAGGATCCCGGACGCCGGGTATGGGCAGGCTACCACCTCCGTACAGCTGGAACACGCGATATGTGAGGTCGGCGACTGGGTGATCCCCTTTTCGCTCAACGAGTCGACCATCAGCTTCCCCGCGGCGCTGAGCCTGGTGTTTGCGCATTACCGGGGGACGCGGTGGCAGCTGGGGACGATCGAGGCATCGGAGGACGTGATCTGCAACATCAACCAGACGAATGTCCTGTCTGCCCTGCTGTCATTGCTCAACCAGCTCCCCGCGTATTACATGGATTTCGATTTCGATACCCTGCCCTGGAAGATCAACGTCCTGCGCCTGCCGACAACGGTATCGGCGGAGGGGCGGCTCAACCGGAACGTCATCAGCGCCCGCGTGGGCCGGGATGACAGCCAGCTGTTTACGCGGGTATATCTGGCGGGCCTGCCTGCGGAAGACGGCGAAGAGATCGGGCACCTGGACGCGGACACGATCGGCCAATACGGCGTGATCGAGACCGTGCTCCCGGAGGGCGATTACACCGAAGAGGAGGCGTACCTGGTCGCGCGGACCTACCTGGAGCGGCACCAGAAGCCGGTCATTTCCGCGCAGATCGATGGGATAGACTTCTATGAGATCACCGGGGAGCCGCTGGACGCGCTCCGGATCGGTACGCTGTACAGGCTGGCCGTGGAGGGTCTGGACGATCCGATCGAAGAGCACACCACGCAGCTGACGTGGAACGGCGTATATGACCAGCGGGGCCGCGTGACGATCCAGCTGTCCGCCGAAGCGGAAACGGCCGTGAAGATCATCCACGACCAAAAGGTCAGCCAGACGCAGACGGCATCGTTGAACAACAGCCGCCAAAAAGCAATCCAGAGCGACACGGCGACGCGGTTCGCGACGGGTTCGCTGTCCATTGCGGCGTCAGGGTACACAAACCCGACCGAGTACACCGTGGACATCTCCGGCGGGCTGAGCACGGTCAATTATGCGGTGCTGATCGTCCCGGACAGCGAGAGCGGCGGCAGCGCGGTATCTTTGACCAACTTTGACTATAGTATCTACGCAAAGACCCGCCGGTCTTTCGGCGCCCAGATCATAATCCCAACGTTACCCAGCGGCGTCGACACCATCCTGCTCCGCTGGTTTGCGATAGCCAAGTAAAGGAGGGAAAGACGGATGCAACGCACAGAATGGCTTATGACGGATCTGCAAAAGCCGATCCGGTTGCAGGAACTGAAAACCGATCTTTTTCAGAATGATGAACAAGGAAACACGATTCGTGTTTCTGTGACTGATGGCGGTGCAGAATATACCGTTACAGGGAATGTAGTTTGCTACATGATCCGTCCCGACACAACGACAATCACAATCGAAGGAACAGCAGACGGTGGGAATGCCATCGTTACCCTCCCGAAAAATGCGTATCTGTACACCGGGAGAGCAAGCTTCGTCATCAAAGCAGAATCCAGTGAAAACAAGGTCACTCTTGCTGCTTTCACTGCAATTGTTTATCATGATCGTTCTGACCGTGTTGTGGATGACGAACGGATCATACCGAGTTTGAGTGAAGTCATGGCAATTGTAGATCAAATCAATAACATGACCATATCAAACACAACTCTTCCGGCTGGAGCGAATGCAACAGCGGCATTAACTACGGTTTCGGGGCATTACAATATTTCTCTTGGAATCCCTCGAGGCATTAACGGATCAGAACCGAGCATAACAAACGTTACACTTCCAGCGTCTGGGTGGAGCAATGATGAATTGCCAACACAAACTGTCACAGTCAGTGGGATTTCTGGAGAGAGTCATATCCTGGTCAGCATTAGCAATACTGTTACTGCGGAACAATATATGCAAACAGCACTCGCACGAATGCTGTGTACTGCATCAGATGTGAATGAACTAACATTTACTGTTTACGGATCTACACCTTCAGTTGATCTTCCAATTGTTGTGATGAATTTTACTGAAAGCGGTAACACCGGAGAATTCACAATCGCTGAAATCACAGAAATATTGAATTATGTTTTTGGTGACTGACTTGGGGTTATCCCTCCTAAGATAACCGGGGCAGTAGCCCTTAAGCAAGGCTACTGCCCCAACTTTGGAGGTTTTATATATAGATACAGAAAGGGTGTGAGCAATGGCAATTATGAATTGCTTCCCAGTGGTTGATGCAGAACTGGATTCTCTGTATAAAAGCAGTACCATTTTTCCGGCATATATGTACTTTAATAACAGGAACCACCAAGATGTTAGTAATGGAACGGTTCATGTTGAAATTTTTGACGGTTCAAATAGTAATCTGAAACGAGTTGGTTTTTATTCAACTGCTGAAACGGTTGTTAGCAGAGATCATTTAGTTACCGTTTACCCACTGCGGACTTTTTATATGATACCGACACTTAGGGGGCTGAAGCGCACTGTTGATGCCATCAAAGCCGAACCGGGTCATATATATCAAATAAGTATAAAACTCCCGAGCAACTGGTACAAAGTTTATAAAGACGGTACATTGATCTATGAATATCCACTCAATACGATTCCATCCGGTGAACGGTTGGATGACGGGACATTGTTTTATTGGAGATATACTAATGAACAGCAGGAGGGAAATAGCTGATGGGAAAAACACTAACGGGTACAGAACTAATACAGATTCTGTCAAGAGTAAAAGAAGAGTGCACAACTCCTATTGACGATACCCTGACCCAGCAGGGTGCCGCCGCCGACGCCAAGAAGACCGGGGACGAGATTAGTGATTTAAAAAGCGCTTTAACGCTGCTGGAAGAGGTTATCCCAGACACCGTGCAGACGATCACTTTCGATAGCTCCGGCAACGTCCAGCGGATCACGCACGTTAGAAACAGCGCGGCGGTTCGGACGGACGTGTTCACCTTTGCGGCATCCACGATCACAGAGGTGCGAACGCTGGCCACGGGAGAAAGCCTGACAATCGTGACCAATACGGATACGCTGGAAACCACTACGACATACGCTGATGCGGCATAAGGAGGAAGTATAACATGGGAGTATCTATTTGGGAAGGAAAAAAGGCTGAGCGAGTGGCCGTGGCTCTGGAAACTATTGCAGAGGGATCGAGCGGAAACCCTCTGGTGCTTGACGAAACGTTTGAGACAATGCTGGACGGCACGAACACCACAAAAATTTTCCATCATTGGTGGCCGCTGGCCTGGAGCCACGACCAGAGGGTCGGAGAAAACAGGTATAACACGCTCGAACGGTGGTTCAAAATGTTGCAGGCGGCTTGGGCCGGGAAAAAGTACACGATCCAGTTTAACGATTACCGTGTAAGCAGTTCTCCGGTTGGAACGCCGATGGATGATCTTGCAGACAAGGCGGCTGCTGTGTGCGCGACTGAGGCGACTGCCGATGCCTTTGACTGGGCCGATGAAGACCCGATGACGTGGTATATTCGGGCGAATGCTCTGAGCCTTCAGAACGGGGAGATGAATATTCTGGCGGTCGAGGGTGTTGACGATACCTTTGATGTTACGGGGAATCTGGCCCCGGTATACACTTTCCGGCTGGGGCTTTATAAGAGTCACTGGACGGACGGCACGTATGAGTACAAGAGCTTTGTCACGGAACCAGAAGCCGGGTATGTGCCGTGGGCGGCTGACGTTGATCCTTCCACCAACGGGCATCGGGTAATGGACTGGCAGGCTACCTTTGGCGGGAGTATGACCAGCGACAGCAAACTTACAAGCGGAAGCGGGTTCCACGGGCATACGTGGGAACGCAACACGAACACGCCAGCGTGGCGTCAGTCCGCCAACGCAGGTATCGTATCCGCCAGAAAGTGGGATGCTTACGAAGGGCTTTATAGCGATACCGATCTGGAAGTTGTGCTTGATCTTTTCCAGCTCCGGCATTTTAATCTCGAAAATTCTGGCATTATCGAAGGATGCCTGAGTTATAACCTCCAGTACGCAGTTGCCGCCGCTGAAACCGGCGTGACCAGCGTACTATTGACGGCGGCACAGGCTGCAAATCTGGTCATTGGTGGGTGCGTAGA